AATACTGTCAGACGGTTTTTTCCACAATGAGCCGTACGTAGTGGAGGAAGTGACAGAAGACGACGTCCAAGTGTATTTTTACGAGATAGACACTACGGCACGCTATAAGCGAATCTAACAGTAGACTCAAGTAAGCCCATGGTGTACGCTGTGGGCTTTGTTGATTCTATTGGAGACTAAAACCATGCTCAAACTATCAAAGGCCTCAAAAATGCCGGGTCGCTCGTGGTCACTGCAAGCGCTCGACACATGTCCAGCTTCACGCAAGCCGGATGGTTCACTAGTCGACGCTTGTTCGGGATGCTATGCCACTAGGGGCAACTACCGATTCAAAAACGTCAAGGCACCTAGAGAGCACAATCGGGAAGACTGGAAACGTGACGCTTGGGTTGACGACATGGTGTCCGAACTAGATAACGATCGGTATTTCCGATGGTTTGACAGTGGCGATGTTTACGACGTCAGACTTGCTTACAAGATTCTGGAAGTAATGAAGCGCACGCCATGGTGTAACCATTGGTTACCGACCCGTATGCACAAGTTTGCGAAGTTTGGTCCCGTGTTGGCGGAAATGTCCGCACTAGCAAACGTAGTGGTACGCTTGTCATCTGACAGCATTACCGGAGACGTCATAGAAGGCCCTCAAACGTCCACCATAGCGACGTTGGACAATGTCCCTAGTGGTGCCCTAGTTTGTGAAGCTTATTCACGAGAGGGCAAATGCGGGCCTTGTAGGGCATGCTGGTCTAAAGACGTAGCAGTAGTGTGTTATATTGGCCATGGTAAGAGCATGGAAAAGAAACAAAGAGACATAATTGCGAGGGCGGCATAATGGAACTAATGATGTTTGGTGTGTTGATGGTGGCATGTTTTGCTTTTGGATGGATAGTAGGGCATGCTGTAGGGTACGAGAAAGGCATAAATGAGTGGCCACGACGATGATTGAACAATGGCAACCGTGGTTTGACGTATTGTTATTACTTGGGACGTGTGTTATACTCACGCCCTTGTTTGTTTACATTGACAGAAAGGAAAGAGACAATGATACCTGAAGCGTATAAAGCTTATGTACAAATTGACGGTAAGTGGGAACTAATCGCTTGGGCTTATCGTTTTGAGGAATTTAAAGAGCGCTTAAGCGAAGCTAAAAAGCTATATCCAAACCAAGAAATAAGGAAAAATTTCGCATGATTACATTCTACATGTGCCAAATCACTGGCAAATACTTTGAAGACACTTTGATAGCTAAAACTGCAGTGCGAGTCATGGATTACCCCGATGAACCACCATGGGGCCTTTACAAAACGTTTGACGGTTTGGCGGTATTAGTAGACTCTGAAGTAAATAAAGCAAGGGAGGCAGTAGACAATGATAGTTGAAATGTTAGACGATAGGGTATCCATTGAAGCCCTTGGGTTGATCCCTCATTTCTTCGAGAGATCGTTATACATCGAAGGGCAGTCCATACAGTCCGTGGCGGACAAGATGGATTCCTTGTACCATTATGGCGGCTTTGTTTACCCTTTTAGTGGCACCATAGTCGACAATAAAGGCCGATATTTAGCGGACAACGACGAAGACGGGCCTTTGGACCCAATTGCCAAGATTACAAAGCTTGGGTTTACCCTTTGGGTGTACCCTTATTCAATCGTCGGACTTACCGATGATAAAGGAAACCAGAAAATAGCGAGGTTTGATTAATGGAAATTAAAGTCTTGTTTTTACTATGGGGTTTTTGTATACTTGGGACGATATGGGTGTTAATTAAGGGAGGTGATAGCGATGCCTAGGGAATCTTGGGAAATTGCTCATGATGAGTATTATGATGATCTAGAAGCTGAAGATTACGTTGGCTTAGATGACATTTCAGCTTGGAAAGAGGAAGAACAGAAGATAATAGACGAATTATGTAAACGTATGGAGAAAGCTTACAATGACGATAGATGAGTATGCAGCAGAATATGGTGGGCTAGACGACAACTTAGGCCCTACTGAAGATCCAGAGACACACGCTATGGTCGAACATTTGGTAGAATTTGATACTGAAATGTACCGACTACAAAGCCGGAGAAAGTACAAGGGGCTATCATACAAACACCTTGAGATGCTCATGGTGGAGCTACACGGGAAGGAGTGGAGAGATGCGCTGTAAGGCTTGCGATAGAATTTTAGAAGACTCTGAACTAACACGGAAGGACACACATGGCAATTTTCTTGATCTCTGCGGCATTTGTTTGTCTGCTTCTGCTACTGCAGGAGTAGATACACAAGAAATTATGGAATATTACCCAAATGGGTCATTGACTGATGACGACAATTATGATACCCTCTACTAAAGTAGTTACTATTGTTGTTACCTTAGTATTTAATTTAGTAGTTGTATGTTGTTGTACTACATTAGTAAACCTTAGGAGAAACTTAAGTTATGGCGATTGACGAAAAGAGCATTTATTTGGTCGACGGTGGTGATTATCAAATCTACTGTTTAGGGTACACTCAGGCCCGTACAGTGACCAATGACATCATGAAGCGTGACCCTTGGGGTGGTATACCCTTTGTGTTTGAACAGGACCAGCTTGAGGTGTCCTTTGACGACAAGGGCAACGTGGTTATGCCCAGAGTAACACTAGACAGGATTTTGTTTATTGCTAGTGACGAACTACCGCAAGCGGGGTCTGAATTATGAAACAACCGGACAACGACCACACAAAACACTTCGGCAACGACGGACCCATAGGTAACGACGCTGAAATCATTGTGTACTATGAAGAACGTGGTCCAGCAGAGCCAGTCCTACGTATACCTTTTTGGTACTGCAAGGACGAACTAGGGATGCACGAGCACTTTGAGGCCTCAGTACGCAGGACAGCCAAGGCACTCGCAGAGTCCTACACGTATTGGCCCGATGGGTACGTCCATGTACAGACAATCATTAACGAGGAGTACGTGAATATAATATGATGACGGAACAGCAGATAGAACAATGGATACGGGACAACCCGTGGAAAGCTAACGTGATCTATCCTGCTGGGGGTATAGGATTTATGATGTTTGTTATGTACACCTGCATACAAATCATAGATTCTTTTTTGACAGGTAGTTTCATATAGTGTATACTATTAGTATGATATGCAATAGTGCAATCATAAAACGATAACGGAGATTATTCCATGACTGCAACAGTAATAGAAGGTGTCGTAAACTTCAGCAACTTGACCCAGCACGATGTGTTTAACGGTCAGGACACAGGTCAGTACTCAATGACCATTACTATGTCTGAAGACGACGCAGCTTCGCTGTCTGCCCAAGGAGTCAAGATTAAGGACTACGAGGGCAACAAACAGCGTAAGTTTAAATCACGGTACGAAATCAAGCGTTTTGATGCTGAAGGCAACCCCTACACTGGAGAAGTGCCTTACAACTCAAAGGTGCGCTTGAAGTTCAAGCTTGGGCCAGCACATCCAGTACACGGTGTGTCAACCTACCTTGAAGCCGTAAAAGTTCTTGAGGAAGCAGAGATGGCTGTGGGTGATGCCGCAGACTTCTAAGTTCTTGAGACATGAGAGTTGTCCGAAGTGTGGTTCTTCGGACGCTCTCGCTATTTACGACAATGGAGGCCAACATTGTTTTGGCGTCAATTGTAACTATCATGTTAACGGTGAGACAGGAATGACAACACAGTTACCAAAAGCTAAACCACTGTCGATGGGTGGTGTTGTTTCCGCAATACCTAATAGGCGCATTTCTCAAGCCACCTGTGGGCACTATGGGGTTACCGTTGAGTACTCAGCCACAGGTGAAATTGAAAAACACCATTATCCTTACTACGATCTAGGTACTGGAGAAGTAGCAGCAACTAAAGCCCGTGAAGTCAGTACAAAAAACTTTTATTCGACAGGTGACATCAGCAACGTTGGATTATTTGGTCAAAACGTATGTAGAGATAACCGATTCATTACGATTACTGAAGGTGAATTGGACGCACTAGCTGTCTACGAAATGTCAGGACAGAAGTGGGACGTTGTGTCTCTACGTTCGGGTGCTGGCAACGCAGCCAAAGAAATCAAAGAGCAACTAGAGTGGTTGGAAAATTACAACACTGTAGTCATTTGTTTCGACAACGACAAAGCTGGCGAAGCAGCGATAGAGCAAGTTAAAGACCTGTTTAGTCCCAACAAGCTGAAGATATGTAGACTCCCAATGAAGGACGCTAATGAAATGCTCATGGCGAACAAGATTAAAGAGTTTACAAGTTGTTGGTGGGAATCTAAAACGTACAGACCCGACGGTATTGTAGCGGGTACTGATACTTGGGAAAAGCTTGTAGAAAAAAGGAAAGTCAAGTCAATACCTTATCCATGGGAGGGACTGAATCACATAACTAGGGGGCATAGACCGTATGAACTCGTCACGATCACTAGCGGCAGTGGTATGGGAAAGTCCCAATTTATCAGAGAAATCGAATATGATCTTCTACGCCGATGCGAAGGCAATATTGGAGTCTTGGCGCTTGAGGAGGATCTGGCCCGAACAACGCTTGGTATCATGTCGGTGGCGGCAAACAGGCCCCTTCACTTGGAAGAGGACACGCCTGTGGACGAACTTCGACCGTTTTGGGAGACCACACTGGGAACAGGACGTTACTACCTATTTGACCATTGGGGGTCAACGTCGGCTGATAACCTGCTCGCCCGTGTTCGCTACATGGCAAAAGCACTTGATTGCCGGTACGTCATACTGGACCACCTGTCCATCGTCGTCAGTTCTCAGGAATCAGGGGACGAACGGAAGGCCATTGACGAAATCATGACCAAGCTACGGACTCTGGTGGCTGAGACAGGCATTAGTCTGTTCCTTGTGTCACACTTGCGTAGGTCACAGGGTAAAGCACACGAGGACGGTGCTCAGATATCCTTGGGTGAACTTAGGGGGTCTCAGGCCATTGCACAGCTGTCGGACATTGTCATTGGCATGGAGCGTGATCAACAGAACGCTAACGAAGACATTAGGAACACAACAACAGTACGTGTTCTGAAGAATCGTTACACGGGTGAAACAGGCCCAGCTTGTTGGTTGGCTTACGACAGAAAAACAGGCAGGTTGTCGGAAGTTGCTAATCCAGAAATAGGGGAGGACTTTTGATTTATCTGGACTTGGAAGCCGATGGTCTTAACCCAACACGAATCTGGTGCGTCGTGACACGGGAAAACGGAGTAAACACTGTACACAAGGACCCAGGGTCTCTCACAAGGGCTCTAGAAGGCTCTGTGAGCGTCGTAGGCCACAACCTGATAGGTTACGACCTCCCAGTTCTAAAACGTCTCTGGGGCGTTTCTGTGGCCCCTGAGCGCATAGTGGATACTCTGGTGCTGTCTAGGTTGTACGACCCAAGTCGTGCCGGTGGACACTCCCTGAAGGTCTGGGGTGAGCTTCTTGGGTTCCCCAAAGGTGACCACGACGACTGGTCCTGCTTATCTACTGCTATGATTGAGTACTGTATGCGTGATGTGGAAGTCACGGAGGCAGTTTATCAGCAGCTTGTGAAAGACATGGCTGACTTCTCTGAAGAGTCCATTGAGTTGGAACACAAGGTGCAGTTTGCCGTACAGCAGCAGGAGCGGAATGGTTGGTTGTTGGACCAGAGGATGGCTATGGAGTTGTGTGCCACATTTAAGGAGGGCATGAATGCCATTGAAACCGAACTACAAAGTATGTTCCCGCCCATTGTCGAAGAAAGGTTCTCTGAGAAGACAGGGAAAAGACTTAAAGACAAAGTTACAGTTTTCAACGTTGGGTCCAGACAACAAGTGGCAGAACGGCTTAAAAGTAAGGGTGCAATCTGGACTCAAAAAACGCCAAGCGGAAAGCCCGTTGTCGATGAGAAGACGCTTAAGGACAACAGTCACGTCCCTGAGGCGGGAAAAGTTTTGGAGTACCTTACTCTTCAAAAGCGATATGCGCAAGTACATTCTTGGTTAGACGCTGTTGAGGACGACGGTAGGGTACACGGTCGTGTTATAAGCAACGGTGCAGTCACAGGACGCATGACGCACCAGAGTCCTAACATGGCACAAGTACCTGCAAGTCACAGTCTATACGGACATGAGTGCCGCTCTTGTTGGACTGTACCCGAAGGGAAGAAGTTAGTTGGGTTCGATGCTAGTGGCCTTGAGCTACGTATGCTGGCCCATTACATGAACGACGAGGAGTTTACAAATGTCCTACTTAGAGAAGACATTCATACCAGAAATCAATTGGCTGCGGGACTTGAAACAAGACCTCAAGCTAAGACTTTCATCTACGCTTTCCTCTATGGAGCCGGAGACGCTAAAATCGGAACTATCGTCGGAGGAACTGCAGGAGACGGCAGAACTCTTAAGCAACGATTTCTTAGAAACACACCTGCTCTTGAAAGTTTACGAGAACGCATTACTAGAGCAGCTGGGCGTGGTTATCTTACAGGACTTGACGGACGTAGACTTCGAGTTCGATCCGAACACGCTGCACTGAATACGTTGTTACAAGCAGCGGGAGCCGTCGTAATGAAAAAGGCACTGGTGATCTTGGACGACTACGCAAAGCAGTGGAAACTTGACTACAAATTTATAGGTAACATACATGATGAAGTACAATCGGAGGTGGTTGAAGAACAAGCAGAGAAATTCGGTTGGCTTGCGGTCGAATGTCTCAAGGCGTCTGGCGTACACTTTAACCTCAGGTGTCCACTGGACGGAGAATACAAAGTTGGAACAACATGGGCGGAGACACACTGATGAACAAGATACCTGAAAATCCAATGGGAAATTACGCAAAAAACTTAGATAGGTACAAGTTTGTTGACGGAGAGTGGTGGTACTACTACCCAGAAACAGGCACTAGTGTTTCCAGCGGAAACCATACTAGGGAAAGAGCGTCTACTTTGAGAAAAAGGTTTGACCAAGCAATGTATGTTAATGGGAAATACATACCTAAGTCACATCCTTTGCATAAACCCGGAAGGTACAAAAGCTTTGAAGACGCTGCTTTTAGCAGCCTTGAGAAGTACGAAAGCAGCACAGAAGGTCAAGTGTACGTCATAGTCAACCCTAATTTCCCTGAGTGGGTGAAGGTTGGAATGGCCGTAGACGCAGCTGACAGGCTTAACGGTTACCAAACCTCTTCCCCTTTTAGGGACTATGTGTTAAACTATAGTTGGGACGTTAAAGACAGACGTGCTGCAGAGTCAGAAGCCCACAGTAAACTACAGAAGTTGTACGAAAGACGTAGTGAGTGGTTTAAATGTACACCAGAGCAGGCCCAAGAGGTTGTCTCAGGTCTAGTAGGAAAGTACCAATGAAAAACGTATACACATTAGTAGACGACATTTACAAGCTGGTTAAAACCAAGAGGGTAGACAAAGACGTCGACATCGAAGAGTGCATTGAGCAGTTTGGAGAAAACGTCAAGGACCTCATGCGTAAAGAGTTTGGGGGCAACAGATTCTTTGACGGTCGTAAGTTACGCATGTCCAACATTGGTAAGCGTGACCGCTTCCTATGGAACCACTACAACAACGTACCAAAAATGGACGACATGCAGCCACATACGCTTGTCAAGTTCCTGTACGGACATTTGATTGAAGAATTATTACTATTTCTTACGAGGGCATCAGGACATGAAGTTACCGCAGAACAAAAACAGTGTGAAATCAACGGTATTACGGGTTCTATGGACTGTAAAATTGATGGTGTTGTCACGGACGTTAAAAGTGTTTCGTCGTATGGGTTTAAGAAATTCAAAGACGGCACTCTGGCTTACGATGACCCGTTTGGATACGTCGCTCAAATTAAAGGATATGCAAAAGCGGAGGATCAAAAAAGCTTTGGATGGTTGGCGATGGACAAACAAAATGGACACCTAACCTATCTTATGTATGACGAGGAGGACACTCAAGCCCCTGTATATGAAACCATAGCTTTTGACATCACAGACCGCATTGAGCATGTTCAAGAGATGGTAAAGCAGTCAGAACCTCCTGAGGTTTGTTACGAAGCTAAACCAGACGGCAAGAGCGGCAACATGAAGTTGGACATAGGTTGTTCGTACTGTGCGTATAAGAAAAGTTGTTGGCCGGGTCTACGTGCCTTTGCTTACTCTACAGGTCCAAGGTTTTTAACGGAGGTGGTCAATGAGCCGAAGGTCCAAGAAATCAACATTTAGAAGCACGTTTGAAGAAGATGTTAGCAAGATACTAAAAGGTTTTGACTATGAACCCTTCACCGTCCCCTACACCATTGAGCGCAGTTATCGTCCTGACTTTGTTCATCATGCCTCTGGTGTTCTCGTGGAATGTAAAGGATACTTTAGAGACGGCGACACCAAGAAGTACACCAGCATCAGAGATAGTCTGCCAAGAGAACAAGAGCTTGTCTTCGTACTGATGCAGCCGAACAAGAAAATACGAAAGGGGGCTAAAATGACTATGTCGGAATGGTGTGACAAAGAAAGAATTTTATGGTATAATATAGATACACTACAGGAGTTGATTGACTATGTCACTAACGCTAGAGGAAATTAAGGAACGCCTCTTGAAAACCTTTGACCCAGACGACCTGCTAGAGGCCCTGCAGATAACCTCAGAAGAGATGCTAGACAGGTTTGAGGATAAGTTGATTAACAGACTAGACGTGTTTGAAGAGGAGCTAGAGGATGAAGAAAATGAGTATTGATGATGCGACTCCGGAAGAGTGGGACACTGTTGCTGCACTGAATAATCTATCTATTAGAAAGCCTAAGAAGGTAGACCCAGTCGACCAACCCGACCACTATAACAAGGGAGCAATCGAAGCCATCGAAGCAATTAAAGCGTCCATGCCTGCCCAAGAGTTTAGGGGTTATCTAAAGGGTAACGCACTGAAGTACCTCTGGCGATATGACTATAAGGGTAAGCCTATAGAAGACCTACGAAAATGCCGTTGGTACATCGACAGGCTTATAAAGGAGATAAACCAGTGAAACGACTACTTCTGCTGCTTCTCTTGTCTGGATGTGTGACTGAGCCTGATACAAGGATCTGTGCTGAATACGGTTCGTACACCTATGTAAAAGAGAAGTGTATACCTATGTACGGTGTTTTGATTTGTGCAGACGAAGAAGTAACAGAGGTGTTTTGCAAAAGATATTTTGAAGAGGAAAATTAATGGACGCATATCAACAATACATTCACAAGTCACGGTACGCTCGTTACCTGCCAGAGGAACAGCGACGGGAGACTTGGGAAGAAACCATAGACAGGTACTTAAACTTCTGGATAGAGAAGGGTAAACTTACTCTGGAAGACGCTAACAGTATCTTCGCAGACATCCACGACATGAGCGTGATGCCTTCTATGCGAGCACTTATGACTGCAGGAGAAGCATTGGACCGTGACAATGTCGCTGGGTTTAACTGCTCCTACTTGCCTATCGACCACCCCAAAGCGTTTGACGAAATGATGTACGTCCTGATGTGCGGTACAGGCGTGGGCTTCAGTGTCGAACGTCAGTACATCAGCAAGCTACCAGAAGTAGCGGAGGACTTTCATGACACCGATACCGTTATACACGTCGCCGATTCTAAAATTGGCTGGGCTAAAGCATACAGAGAACTTATTAGCTTGCTCTATTCGGGTCAGCTTCCAAAGTGGGACGTATCTGGAGTACGACCTGCAGGCGCAACCCTTAAGACCTTCGGCGGTAGAGCATCTGGTCCAGAACCTCTTGTCGATCTGTTTAATTTCACCGTTGACGTCTTTCGGGAAGCTCATGGACGTAAACTCTCCTCAATCGAATGTCACGATCTCTGCTGTAAGATTGCACAGATCGTCGTTGTCGGGGGAGTTCGCAGAAGTGCTCTCATCAGTCTGTCTAACCTCACTGACGATAGACTCCGACGATGCAAGTCAGGCCAGTGGTGGCAAGACAATCCTCAACGTGGCCTAGCCAACAACAGCGCATGTTATACAGAGAAGCCAGACTTTGAGGCATTTTTAAATGAGTGGAAAAGTTTGTACGAGTCCCGCTCCGGAGAACGAGGTATGTTCTCTAGAGTTGCAAGTCAAAAACAAGCTGCAAAGAACGAGCGACGAGATGCTACCTATGATTTTGGAACTAATCCATGTAGCGAAATCATCCTCCGACCTTACCAGTTCTGTAATCTATCAGAAGTTGTTGTCAGGGCGTCCGATACGTTGTCAGACCTCAAACGAAAAGTACGTGTTGCAGCTATCCTTGGGACTCTTCAGGCTACCTTGACTGACTTTCGTTACCTACGTAAGGTGTGGAAAAACAACACCGAAGAAGAAGCACTACTTGGTGTGTCGTTGACGGGTATTATGGATCATCCAACTCTATCAGGAAGGAGAGACAAAGGTGTTCTCAAGACTTGGCTTACTGAACTCAAAGAAGAAGCGATTAAAGCTAATGCAGAATGGGCGAAACGTCTTGGTATTAATGTGTCTACCGCCATTACTGCTGTTAAGCCTTCCGGTACTGTTTCTCAGCTTGTTGATTCTGCTTCTGGTATCCATCCTAGATACTCAGATCAGTACATTAGACGAGTAAGAGCAGACTCAAGAGACCCCCTCTGTCAAGTCTTAGAGGCCGCAGGAGTGCCTGTAGAGGACGACGTAATGTCACCCACTACCAAGGTATTCTCCTTCCCTATAAAATCCCCTGAGGGGGCTGTGGTGGCCTCTGAGATGGGTGCAATGGAACAACTTGAGCTAT